ATATATAGATGCCATCATAAAAAGATGGGAAGATTATACAGGAAAGAAAGCAGAGTTAATAAATGGCTAGACCTAAAAAATATAATATTGATGGAGAACAAGTTAGAAAATTAGCTAATTATGGCTGTACAAATGTTGAGATAGCAGACTTTTTTGGTTGTGATGAAAGCCTAATCAGACATAGTTATTCCGAATATGTAACAAAAGGGAAAGCTGAGATGAAATTAAGGCTAAGACAGTTACAATGGAAGAGTGCAGAAAAAGGTAATGCAGTTATGCTTATATGGTTAGGTAAACAATTATTAGGTCAATCTGATATACCTTTAGGAGAAGATAGTCAGCCTTTAGAATGGTCTATTGATTAGTGCCTCTTAGTGAACCACAAAGAAAAGTAATATTATCAGATAAAAGATTTAGAATTTTGTTATCAGGAAGAAGATTTGGCAAGTCATGGGTGGCATTACAAGAAATAGCTAAATTTGCAACACAACCAAATAAAAAGATATTCTACATAAGTCCCAGCTACAGACAAAGCAGAGAGATAATGTGGAAGCCATTAAAAGAAAAGATGTTAGCACATAGATGGGTAGCTAAAGTAAATGAAACACAACTAACATTGTATTTAAGGAATGGAACTACAATAAGCCTCAAGGGTAGTGAAAATGAGCAGAGCCTAAGAGGTAGTGGACTTTCTTTTGTGTGCTTTGACGAAATACAAGACATAAAGCCTGAGGCTTGGTATGAAGTTATTAGACCAACACTTTCAGATAAATATACTATGGGTTCAGCTTTGTTTTGTGGAACGCCTAAAGGTTATGGTAATTGGTCTTATGAATTATACTCAAAGAAAGACCCTGAGTGGGAAAGTTTTAAGTTTACGACTATTGAGGGCGGTCAAGTTACCCAAGAAGAAATAGATCAAGCTAAGAATGATCTAGATGAGAGAACTTTCCAGCAAGAATATTTAGCAACATTTGTTAATTATGCTGGTGCTGTTTATTATAACTTTGATAGAAACAAACACATTATAGATACATATGAACAGAAAGAACTTCCCTTAGAGTGCGGATTAGACTTCAATATCAATCCAATGACTTGTTGTATTGGTCAAAGAATAAATAATGATTTAATTATTTTTGATGAGATACAAATATACAACGCAAATACAAATGATATGATAGATGAAATAAGATCAAGATATGGAACAAAAAATATAAATATGTACCCAGACCCAGCCGCAAATCAAAGAAAGACAAGTGCTGGTGGTTTTACTGATTTGTCATTATTAAGAAATGCTGGTTTCAATGTTAAGGTAAGAGCAAAGCACCCATTGGTCAGAGATAGAATAAATGCAGTAAATTCTAAACTTAAAAATGCTAATGGAGTGTCAAGTCTTTTCATAACCAAATCTTGCAAAAATTTAATTAAAAGTTTAGAAAGACAAATATACAAAGAGGGAACTCATATACCTGATAAGGATAGTGGGTATGACCATATGGCTGATGCAATAGGCTATCTTATTGAATATGTTTTCCCTTTGCGTAGAGATTTTAAACCAAGTGAACCGACTAGGTGGAGTTAGATGGCGATATACAGTAGAGATTTCTTAACAGCTAGACATAGCGATTATGAGAAAAACTTTCATAGATGGAACTTCCATTACAGATCATATCTAGGTGGAGATGATTATAATAATGGTTATTACCTGAATAGATATATCCTAGAGTCTGATGAGGAGTACATGAAAAGGGTTGGTTTTACCCCTTTAGATAATCATTGTAGAAATGTCGTACAAATTTATTCTAGCTTTCTATTTAGAGTTCATGCAACTAGAGATTATGGTTCACTAGCTGGAGACCCAGATTTAGAGTCATTCCTGAATGATGCAGATTTAGATGGGCGAAACTTCAACAATGTAATCAAAGAAATGCAAACTCAAGCATCTATTTATGGAACTTGTTGGGCGATTATGGACAAGCCAAGTGTTATCACTAACACTAGAGCTGAAGAACTATCTCAGGATATAAGACCATACATTTCTATTTATACTCCAGATAATGTTATGAATTGGGAATACTCAAGATACCCTAATGGTAAGTATTATCTTACATCTCTTACAATACTTGAAGATTTAACTGATGATAAAGCGATTATAAAAGTTTGGTCTTTAGATGATATTACAACTTATGAAGTAGATGATTATATGAAAGAATATACTTCTTCTAAGCCAAAACTTCTTGATGAACAACCGAACCCTTTAAATGAAATACCAGCGATTATTTTATACAATCAAAAGTCTCAAAGAAAAGCTATTGGTATATCTGATCTATCTGATGTTGCAGAATTACAACAGGCTATCTACAACGACTATTCAGAATGTGAACAACTAATAAGATTAAGTAACCACCCAAGTCTAGTCAAAACACCTAATGTAGAAGCTAGTGCTGGTGCTGGTTCTGTTATTGAGATGCCTGAAGATTTACAGGCTGATCTAAAACCTTACATCATACAACCCTCAGCACAATCTTTAGATGGTATTATGAACTCTATCCAAATGAAAGTAGACGCAATCAATAGAATAACACATATGGGTTCTGTCAGAGCAACTGAAAAAACTATTAACTCAGGTATTGCTTTACAAACAGAGTTCCAACTACTCAATGCCAGATTATCAGAGAAAGCAGATTTATTAGAAAATGCTGAAGAGCAGATTTGGTCTTTCTTTGCTAAATGGCAAAACAAAACTTTTGATGGTCAAATAGATTATCCTGATACATTTGATCTTAGGGATTATGCGGCTGATCTACAATTCTTACAAGTGGCAAAAGCTAGTGGAGTGAAGTCAGACACATATACAAAGGAAATAGATAAACAAATAGCAAAGGCAGTAATAGATGATGATGAAAAGATTGATGCAATACATCAAGAAATTGATGCTACTTCTACGACTATCGGACAATTCCAAACAAACTTACCAACAGCCGAAGAAGAAGAGTAATGGCAAAAAAGAAAAGAAAAAAAAGACGAGTTCCAAAAGACAAGGACTCAGGACTTCCGAAAAAGTATCTGTCAGGACTAAAAGGAAGCAAAAGGTCAAGAAGAGCAAGTCTAATAAAGCGAGTAGCCTCTATATATAAATCAGGTGGTTTCATTCCTAGAGGATTACTAAGAGCAAGGACAAAAGCATAATGGCAGTTAGAAGAAAACCTTTATCGGCTTCAGTACAAGCAACACTAAGACGAAAAGCTAAAGCATCCAAGAGATATACATATGGAACTTTAGCTAAGGTTTATAGAAGAGGTCAAGGTGCTTTTTTAGGTGCTGGTAGTAGAAGAGTTCCTATGGCGGCTTGGGCTATGGGTAGAGTAAACAGCTTTCTTAGAGGTTCAAGAAAACACGATTTAGATTTACGCAAAAAAAGAAAGAAAAAATAAATGGCTAAATATAGAGGTAGAACTGTAACCCTTAATAAACCATTTAGAACTTCAGGCGAGAGAAAGAAGTTTGGTGTTTATGTCAGGAATAAGAAAACAGGTAATGTTCAAGTAGTTCGTTTTGGAGACCCAAATATGACTATAAAAAAAAACAATCCAGCGAGACAGAAATCATTCCTTGCGAGACATGGTGCTACATTGAAAAGAATGAGAGCTAAAGGCAGACAAGTAAACTTACAGCCTGTTTTTTGGGCAATAAAGTCTTGGAGAAAAGGCTTTAATGTATAATGTCAAGAAATCCATTTTTAGAACAATTAGCTGATAACCACGAAGCACAAATCAAAAGAACTCTAGAAGATTTAGAAGCAAGAATAGTATCTCAAATATCTACAGTAACAGAGGGTGCTGATGCAGTTTCAACGAAAATAGCAATAGAACTTAGAACTGATTTAAAAAGATTTATAGATGAAACATACAGAACTACAGCCGATAGTATGGTCAGGGACTATGACCAAATTGTGCAAGAGTTTATGAAAGAATTTGGCGAACTTAATATACCTGATAATTTTAAAACATTAACTAAAGCTGATGCCTTGACTATTACACAATTAAAGTTCCAATCATTTCAAGGATTTGAAGATATTGCTAGTAGATACCTTAATGAAATATCAACGCAAGTTTATCAAAACGCAATAGCTGGTAAGCCTTTTAACGAGATGGTCAAAGACCTTAGAGGATTAATTACAGGAGATGTAGATAGAAGAGGTAGACCAATGAGTACATATGCCTCTCAAATAGCTCACGACTCAGTAATGCAGTTTGATGGTCAATTTACTATATATAAAGCGGAAGAGGCTGGATTATCTAAATTCAAATATACAGGGACAAGAGTAGATGACACTAGACCATTTTGTATGAGAGAATTAGACAGGGCGGCTGGTGGAAAAACATATACAAAAGAACAAGTCCAAACTTTACATAATACGAGAAGCGGTCAATTTGCTAATGGAAAAGCAGAGGGAGACCCATTTATTGTCAGAGGTGGTTATAGATGCAGACATACTTGGTTGCCTGTAGCTGATGAATTCTTTGATTAATTACAAAAATTAAATTATATAAAAAAAGAAAAAGGAGACTAACATGGCTGACGAGCAAAAAGCGGAACAGGAACAACAACCTGTAGAAAACAAAGTTGAAGAAGTAATAGAAGAAAAAGAACCAATGGTATCTCAATCAGAGGTAGATAAAATAGTTGAAAGAAGATTAGCTAGAGAAAAATCTAAATATGAAAAGATGTATTCAGGTATAGACCCTGAACAAGCTAGAAAACTATTACAAGAAAAAGAAAACAAAGAAATGGAAGATCAAAAAGCTAGAGGCGAGTTTGAAAAAATATTAAAAGAACAAGCAGAAAAATCTAACAAAGAGATTGCTGGTTTACGATCTGAGATTGAGAAAGTAAAAGTTGATGGTGCTTTATTAAATGCGGCTTCAAAAAACTTAGCAATCAATCCTGAACAGGTAAAAGATTTGTTAAAAGGTAATGTGAAACTTACTGATGATGGCAAAGTAGAAATACTTGCAGAAAATAAACAGCCAATATATAACAAAGACGGAGACCTGAAAAGTATTGACGAATATGTAAAGGACTTCATTACAGATAATCCTCACTTCCAAACAGCAACCCCATCAGGGTCAGGAAGCAAGGCAAATCTGGGTAAGGTTGACGCAAAGCCATTTAATCTTGCGGATTTAGATATGACAAAGCCTGAAGATAGAAAGCAATATGCTGAATATAAAAAGGTAAGGGATAGAGAACCTACTGTCATTAATTTAACAAAAAGCTAATAGGAGATTATTATGGCTAACGAAACGACAAGTAGCACGATATCGGAACTGTATACCGAAATCGTAGCTGAAGCATTGTTTGTTGCTCAAGAGCAATCAATCATGCGTGGTTTGGTGCGTAATTACACAATCGCTGGTGGTGGTAAATCTGTAGAAGTACCGATTTATGCCAATGTATCAGCGGCCGCTGTAAATGAAGCAACAGACTTATCAAATACAGCAGTCAATCCATCTTCAGTTACTATAACTGCAAGTGAGATCGGAATTATGACTACATTAACGGATTTAGCAAGAAACTCAGCACCAAGAAATGTTGCGGCAGATATCGGTAAATTATTTGGCGAAGCTATTGCAACAAAAATGGATAGTGATCTTGCGGCTCTATTCTCAGGTTTTTCAACTGAGAAAGGACCTGGTGCTGGTTCAGAATTAACAGTACAAGATTTATTTGAATGTGCGGCTGAACTTAAAACAAACAAAGCACCCGGACCTTATTACGGAGTGTTCCACCCTAAGCAAATCTTTAATGTTAAAAAATCTTTAACAAATACATTTGTTGGTAGAGATACAGACTTATCAAATGAAGCTATGAGAAGTGGCTTTGTAGGAAGTGTTGCTGGTATTCAAATTTTTGAAACTTCAAACATTTCAGTTGATGGTTCTGACGACTCTATTGGTGGAGTATTCTCTCAAGATGCTTTAGGACTAGCTATGATGCAAGACCTAAAAATTGAGAGCCAAAGAGATGCTTCATTAAGAGCTGACGAAATTGTAGCTACAGCAGTTTTTGGTGTAGGAGAACTTCATGATAGTTATGGAGTAAAACTAACAGCAGATACTTTAGCTAACTAAGTAATCATAAATATAGGGGTGGTAAATCCACCCCTTATTTGATATTAAAAATTATGACTATAGAAACTGTAAAATTAACAAATAAAGCTGGTGCTATTATTGAAAGAAAAAAAATTGATTATGAGAACAATATAAAAATTTGGACTCAAAGAGGCTGGGAACTTTATCAAGAGAAACCAGCAAAAAAGAAAGCACCAAAGAAAAAGAAGTCTAAATAATGGCAACTTCAGTATTTAGTGTAGCATTATCTCATGTTCAGGAATACCAGCCTGATATAGCTGGTTTTGGTATTGCAAGTTTTGATACACAATTACAACATGCAGAGGACGATGTTATTAGACAAGTAAGAGAAGAATGGTGGGAAAGATACAGACACACAGTT